CGGATTAAATCACACCAAGATGTGGAACTAACAGTGGGGAACTCAGTGTGGTCAGGGATGTTTGATACCCTTACGGTGTCGCAGGATGCCACACGACCATTTGTGGTGAACTTTACTATCAGTTTTGTTGCGTGGAAGGAGCGCTTCCTCACCAGCTCTCCTTACAAAAACACGATAATGAATGGTGTCCAGAGGGGGCATTTTTACCAAGTACCCCCGACGACTCCCCCAGTTCCACCTAGTATCCCACCCACTCCGGTAGCTACTTCTCAACCCCCCTCGAATGTGAATTCAAGTAGCACCGCAGTTCAAGTAGCTGCGGCAGGTAATTCAAACACACTGGGTAATTATGGTGCGGGGACGCTGGGAGACTATGAAACCAACCCTTTGATTACCCCATTCGATTCTGGAGGTAGTTAATGTTAACTTCAGTGACTCGCAACATTAGTCAGACGGTACAGGAGCGGGAGATAGTTAAAACCTGCCCGGATATCATCGTGTACATCAAGGGCACTCCATACCTTCAAAACCCGTATATTTACAATGCCAACCAACCCAAGAATAAACAATTCACGGTTGTTCCTTTTAACGACCATGTGGTGGCATTCTCAGCCTCTTTTGATGTTGACCAGCTTACGCCCTCGGCCATGCTAACCTTGACCGTCCCTAACCACTCAAAGCATCTATATCAATCACCGGGCGGCAACAACCTTATTGAGACGATGCAGCCAATTCAGGTTTTTGCAAAGGGGTACTTTCCCTCGTCCAACGGAAATACCGTGTATCGCAGAATCTTCAAAGGGCTGATTTCTAGTGTATCCCACACGGATAATGGGACTATTTTGGACATCTCAATTCAGTGTCTTGGGATTATGCACCTACTTGAGTTGACCCAAATAGAACTCAATGCTGCGTTACTCTCTAACTCTGCAAAGGAAGTAACCCCCAACTCCACAAACCAAGCCGGGTTGACCCCATACCTCGCGTTAGCTGACACGTTTCTACGTGCAGTCGGTTTTGATGGTTTTCAAATTGCTAGTTTAAGCGGTGCGACAAGCAACGGTAACGGCAGTGTCAATCCAAACAGTCAGAATCCAAATTTGGGCTCTACGTCCGGGGATGGGAACAAGAGCGACTGGGTTGACTCAGTTAAGGCTAACTACATTTCGGCGTGGCAGAAGATGTTGTCTGACCTCCAAAAGGATGTCTATATTTTAGGCATCCGCCCCTTTGATGTTGCCACAATGGGCACCAACGGTCTTGCAGCCCCAGTCGAACAAGGAAAAATGGGGCCTGACAGTGCGGCTTCGAGGGGGGTGGTCACAGCTAAAATCTCGGCAATTGACCAAGCCAATCAAGGGGATTACTACGTCGATGTTATCCGCAGTTACCTCCCCGAGATGTCAATAGGTTCCATTAAGTTGATGGATGGTAGCACCACCTCACGACTGGAGAGAATTCGAACTCTCACTAATCTCCTCAACTACGAGGGGTATCAGGACGTGGATGGAGCCATTGTGTTTAAGCCACCATTTTACAACCTTGATGTTACTGAGGTTGGAAACATCAATTTGGATGGAACCAACTTTCCCTCCCCTGGCTCTGTCACAATCACGAATGACACCAATCCGTTTGTGATAAATCTGAGCGAGATCGAAACTGAGTCGGAGACTGAAGACCAGTCAGCGATTAAAGAGACCAGCGTGGTGGTTCAACCCGACTGGCTGCCTAATTTTCATTTCGACGGAGATAAGAAGAAGCTCCCATGGTCGCGTCACATCGACGTTTTCAAATTGGCTAAGTTTGGGCTCAGAGAACAACCCGCCCGTCAGTTGCCATTCCTTGGAGTAAACGACAAGATGGTGTTGTATACCTATGCGGTAAGTGAGCTGAATAGAGCCAACCGTGGGTACCGTCAATACACCATGACTATACCGCTTCGTCCTGAATTGAAACTCGGATTTCCGATGTACATCCCGCATAAGGATATGTATGGGTATATCAAAACCATCAGCTTCAGCTACAATTTTGGAGCGGCGGCAACGACAACAGTGATGTTGGATACCATCCGTAAACGTCCGATGTTTCCGGCTACCGATGCCAGCGGAAATACCATCTACACCACACAGAAGAATTTGGTAATGAAGTGGACAACCCCACCCCCACCCGCTGCCACTTCCTTGAGCACGGCTCTTAGTTTGGCAGGAGTGAGTCAATACTCGTACAGTTCATTAGGCACTAACCCATCTTCTTCGGGGTGTACTACATCAGACGACCCACAGGCAAATTGGTTAGGGAATCCGGCGACCTCTCGGCAACCCTCATCTAAGCCTGTCTACTCTGAAGAGTGGGAGGTAATCGACAATAAGGCGACGGCTGAGGACGCCACATTTACAGGCACCGGACCAACAGGGGCAAAAGTGACCATCTCGACACAAATTGAAGTTGGGAAACCCTTCTTCTCCGCAGATAATTGGGCAAAAGCAAAAGATACAACGACCACGGTCGGCGGAGGCAGCGACCCAACCACCAACTCAGCCACTGTAGCTCAACTTACTACCAATTTGGCCGCAGCTCAGAAAAGGTCTGATGATGCTATAGCTGCTTTGGCGGTTAACTCCATGCAGTCTTCACATGCGGTTGGAACGACAAACAGCAGCGCCCAGAAAGCGGCTCAAACAGAGGTAGCAGCAGCAGCGGCAGACCTAGCTACAGTTCAAGCGGCTCTTGCCAAGGCACAGGCTACGCCTTCTGATACGACTCAAGGAGTTAAAGCGGGAACCAAGACAGCCACTGGGGTCAACGTCGTATACATGCAGAAAATTTTGAACTGCCAGCCGCTTACCGATGAGAAGGGGTACGAGGTTGTAACCCCATTCCCTTGGGGTCGTTGGAAGTCCCTGACTCAGGCTATCCATGAGACTCGACTTGGTCAGATTGCATATAGTACGGATGCTAATGGGGTTTCAACCGACGTTTCAAACCCACAAGGTGCGACAACTATATCCGGGGTGAACACTTTCATTTTTGCTGGGGCGGATATGACCGGACTCTCCAGTATGGACCCATCCACTTTGATGAGTCAGGCTCTCAATAACACTGGAACCACAGCACAGGATGCTATTTTTGAATTGGTAACCCCCACCCTTGGAGGGACTGACTCCTCATTGAGTACATCAGCGCAACCCGACTTACAGGCTCTGCAAACCTCGCTCACTGATGACGAGGCAAATAGAACTAAGATGTTTATTAGTGGTCAAGCCCCAGTGTCAGATACCCTTGACGCTAGCTTGAACACGATCACCGACGCTCAAACCGGGAAGTCCTCGGTGTATGGTCACTAAGGAAAACACCCAACCACCATCAGCAAAGTTTGTTAGATAGGTTATTTTGAAAAGGCAGTAATTAAAAGTATGAGTTCTCATGATGACTACACCGTCTATAAGATGCCGATGTCGGCACCGACCCGGAATGATGCTATGTACCGGGTATTCCTCGCCACGGTTCTCACCGTGGATTACGAGCGAAAGGTGCTTACCCTTGAGAATACCAGCACAGGGGTAGTTTACACTGAAGTTGCAGCCCTTCCGGCAAACGCTGATTCTTTCGAGTCCACCGATATTCAAATGCCGGAACAAGGCACAAACTGTCTAGCTGTCCCCCTTTTTTATCAGGGTGGTTATGTGCAGGTGGCCATCATCAATTACATGGCCTCGCAGACTACGAGAGCCATCGACAACATCGCCATGAAGTCGCTGCAAAATGTGGAAGGTTACAACGAGCGTAAGCGTGGTAACTACCGCAAGGCGTACCCCGGCCAGAAGACTGTTACCATGTCGCAGGGGTACACAGAGAAAATCGACATTGGTTGGGATAGGTCTTCTCAAGATTTATCCCGTGATAAATTGGACACCCACCGTCGTACTTGGACGCAGATTACCGGGCGTCGGGTTTCCTATACTGATGCAGGGTTGGTATTTCAGGGAGCGGTTAATCGCCCCGATGCTACGGGCGTCACCGGGGTCATACTCCCAGACGGCTCTAAGGAATTCGTAGTATACCTCACGCCGGGGGCTCAACCCACAGACCGTTACGTCTCAGGCAAGCAGGATGTTATCCCCTTCGTTGAGAACACAACTCGCGTGCAGGAGTTCGCCCTAGACTACCCACTTCCGAACGAGATTCTCCAGACCGATTTACTGGACACCGTGCTGGGCACGACAGCCAACCCGTGGAACCGCACCGTAGTGAAGACTCTAGGTGGGGTTTCCTACGACGACAACGCCTATCTCATCAACCAGACTTGGGATCATCCAACGCAGGGTAAGCCACTCGGGCCGACTATCGCAGAGGGAATCACCCCTAAACGTCGCGGCTTCATGATTGAGAAGTCAGAAGGAACGCTGGTAGGTTACAACCGCTTCGACAAGGGAACTTACGGCAAGGTGCTGAAACCCGTCTACACCTCCATGGACGTTGCCGGGAGATTCGGAGCCAACTTCGACACAGGCTACAATGGCTGCACGGAGTCCACCGACCATGCGGAAGCCCGACTTGCGGCCTCGGCTTACTCAGTCCGTTTCGCCTACGAGTACAACACCACTCGCTGGGACATCACCAAGGAGGGATTGGTTCAGTTTGAAATTGGTGCAACCCTCCCCAAGGAAAACATCAAACTTCAGGGTGGATACGAGCACCCACATGGAGCAGGTCGCTCCATGGAAGGACACCTCGTTGGCTCACTGAAGCTAGTTGTTGGAAAGAATCGGGATGAGGAAGATGCAATTGATTTGCAAGCCCTTGGTCAGACAG